TTCAGATTTACCTTTTAAAACATCATCCATTGCTTCATATACAAACTTAGCTTTCATCTACATATATTTTTTTAATAGTTCTATAATATCTAAATAATCATTTTCCAAAGCACTCCGTAAAGCCCAATCATAACCTGCATGAACATTAGCACCATTCTTAAGTAAAAGTTCTATAATATCATAATGACCCGCTTCTGAAGCACCTCGTAAAGCACCATCATCACGAATATGAACATTAGCTCCATTATCAAGAAGTAATGCTACAACATCTAAATGACCATATCTTGAAGCCCATTCTAAAGCGTAATCATCGTTACTACGAACATTAGCACCCATTTCTAGCGCTTTCTTTACGCCAGGTAAAAAACCAGCTTTTGATGATTTAAAAAGTAAATCATCTGGATCTAAATCACCACCTTCTAATGAAGATAAAATCTCTTCATCAGATTTACCTTTTAAAACATTATCCATTGCTTCATATATAAATTTAGCCTTCATCTACATATATTTTTTTAATAATTCTACAACATTTAAGTTATTATTAACGGAAGCCCATCGTAAAGCGTGATCATTATGAGCATGAACATCAGCTCCATTCTTAAGTAAAAGATCTACAACATCTAAATGACCATTTCCTGAAGCCCTTTGTAAAGCCAAATCATCATCAGTATGAACATCGCCACCATTCTTAAGTAAAAGATCTACAACATCTAAATGACCATTTCCTGAAGCTATCTGTAACACATAATCATTATAAGCATGGATATTGGCTCCCATTTCTAAGGCTTTTTTTACTCCAGGTAAAAAACCCACTTCTGAAGACTTTACAAGTAATTTATCTAAATCTAAATCAGTATTTTCCATAGAAGATATAATATCTTCATCAGATTTACCCTTTAAAATATCATCTATTGCTTCATATATAAATTTAGCCTTCACTTTTTCATCCATTTTATTAATAATTCTGCAACATTTAAGTGATTTTGATTGAAAGCCCATTGTAAAGCTGCATCATTATCAGCATGAACATTAGCACCATTCTTAAGTAGAAGTTCTACAACATCTCTATGACCATTTAATGAAGCTCGTCGTAAAGCAAAATCATTAGTAGCATGAACATCAGTATCATTCTTAAGTAGCAATGCTACAACATCTAAATGACCATTCAATGAAGCATATTGTAAAGCACCATCATTATGAATATGAACACTGGCACCCATTTCTAGTGCTTTTTTTACCCCAGATAAAAAACCCGCTTCTGAAGATTGAATAAGCAATTCATCAGGATTTAAATTATCACTTTCTAATGAAGATAAAATCTCTTCATCGGATTTACCCTTTAAAACATCACCCATTGCTTCATATACAAATTTAGCTTCCATTTTTAATCTTTATATATTATAGAGACGATACTATAGTTTTATTTGCTTGGCTGTTAAAGTCCACATTAGTTATTCCTCTTACATTTATATTAACTGTAGATAGTTTATTTTTATCTAAAGAATCATCATAATAAATTTCATTATAACTATCCCAACCACCTCTAATTAATGGATAAATGTCTTTAACAGGAACCTTGTTTCCAAATGCATCATCTACATATCTTTCTAAGATAATATCTCCGTAATCATCAATACCATATCCACTTTGATAAATTGTTTTATTATTTTTATCTGCATCAAACCATACAGTTACTGAATCAACACCTTCTACATTTTCTACTATACGAACTAAATCAGATTGTGGAATACGATCTCTTCTTGTATTCTTTAGAAAATATTCAGATGTTTTTGAAATAATTTGTTCTCTTATAACATCAAATTCAAATCCCTCATAAATAATAAGTGATAAGTTTAAAACAAATCGAGGATATCTAAGTGTCATAATAGCGTTATCAACCGTTATGATTCTTTGTCCACTTTCTTCAATTAAATCAAGTATTGCTGTTTGTTCACTACTTGTTAGTTTGAATGAATCTAATGAACAACTATAATAATTTTGAGCGGCTGAAATTCTTTTGTTTACATCCGGGACTAAAAAAAGATAAACTGTATTATCATTTTTCTTTTCTTCTTCAAGGATTCCTTGCCATTTATATAGTTCATTTTGAGCATTATTCAATTCCTGTTTTTTTGCTAAAGATTGTGTAGAACTGGCTCCAATTGTTGAAACTAATTTTCTATATTCTTCATTAATATTTTCATAATTTGTTTTAGATTGATTATATTTGTCTAAAGCAAATCTATCTTCAAATGTTGCAAAACCTGGAATAGCATCTACAATAGTAAACATATTTAATTTACGTAAAAAGTATATGTAATTATTAGCATTTGCAAGAGTAAATGACCGTGACATATGAGGAGCTAAAAGTCTTGTAAGATAAAGAGGTTCTTCTAAAGTTCCAAATATAATATCATTTTTAATTGTAACATTTATAATTTTATTAAGATCAACTTCTTCGCTATTTAATGCATATCCTTTTGTATCAAATTTCCAATTTGTAAGAGATTGTGCAGAAGGTGTTTTAATATTTCCTGGTTCTCCATCAGTTAAAAGATATTCTAATAAAATAGTTGAACCAATTCTTGGAACCATTCCATTATACCCACTTCCAAAAAATACATCTATTCCACCCATAACTCCTGTTTTAACTATACAGGATTCTTCATTGTAATTCATATCTAAAATAGAGTTTCTTTTCTCCCAACGTTTTCCATCAATATAAATATTTACAAAATAATTGTCAATTCCTGCTCCTTTTTTATTTTGAAAATTATATGATTGAAGAGGATCTCCAGTACCAGTAGATTGTTGATATTCAATTTTACCTTGTACAATATTTACATCTACATAATTATTAATTCCACTTAAATCTAATCTAATTTCTTCTCCTGGTAATATAATTGTGTATGTAAGTCCATTTGTTGTAGAGACTAATTGAGTATAATTGGGAATAGTAACTGTATTACCGTAAATATCTAATTTTTCTCCATTATAATTAAGTTTTAAAGTTCCTCTAGCTGCCATTGCTCTTGAAGGATTATGCCCAGTTATAGAAGCTATACCTTTTATACTAGCGGGACGAGAGGCTGTATTTATATTTAATTCAGTGATAGAGTCTTCAATATAATACATTATCATTCTGCCTAAATGCAAAGTAATCTGTAAAAGTTGACCCATTGGTGAAGCCATTGTAAAATACTGACCAACGTCTTCATATGTTGCTTTTACAAAATTTATAGCATCCTGAAAAAGTTCTGAAAACCTAATTCTTTGTGTACGAAAAAATTCAAATTTTATATTATTATTTGCCATTTTTATTTTTTTATTTTTTTAATAATCTTCTTTGGATTTGGCTCTTATTTTACTAAAATACCTATTACTTTTTGTTCATTTATAAAAATATCCACCACGCAATAGTCGAATCCATCCCCTTTACCAAAGGAAACTCGAGGTTCTATCTTATAATCCTTAGATTCATTTACATATTGCATAATCTGAGATTTAATCTTTCCTTCTAATTCCATTTTATTAATTCGTGTCTCAAAAACAAGATTTTCTAACCCAACACCAAAATTAAGATCACCCAATATTTGTCCCTGGGTAGTCCCAAATAACATTTTGATTTTGGTAATAATACTTTCAATTGGATCTGAGTGTTGAAGTATTCCATAAACATAATTTGGATCGCTAGGATTTCTAATATAGAGGTCTGTAATCATTCTATGTTTTATTTTATATATTTAAGAGATTTGAAAGTGTATAATTTTAATATATAAATAAAGTATTTATTGTGCAAAAAAAATAAATGATATTTTTAAACCTAAATCTGAAGAAGATATTAAGAAATCAATATTAGCAATTCATATAACAGGTATAGAAAATGCTAATACACACTTAAAAAAAGCTATTAGTTTAGGATCAATTTTATATGTTAAACATGCATTAAAACATGGAGCGCAAATACTCAAACAAAAAACAACGGGAATTTTATGGTTAGTTTTTAATAAATTTGAAGCTGAAGGTTTAGAATATACACCAATCCCTGAAGAAATTATTATAGAGTTTTTAAAAAATTCTAATTTTTTTGAGAATGGTGTGGGATATATTGGAAATCTTATATTAGAAAAGTCAATATGTTTTGGATTTACAAAAGTTTTAAAATATATTTTAAATAATTATAATATTAGATCTATTGATATACATAAAGCATTATTTAATTATCATAAGGAAAGGGCATCTTATAGTGTTTATGAAAATCCTGAATCTGCAAAAAAATTATTGAAAAAATGGTTGCAAAGACAAGAAAAGATTAGTGAATCTTTAGGTGATATCTTAAAACCTAAATCTGAAGAGGAAATTGTAGATGTTCTCAAGAATATGACATATGAAGATTATGAAGATTTTGTAAATAATATGTTAGATGAATATACTGAACCTGTTGAAGAAATGTATTCGATTAATGCTGAAATTGATATTAATAAATTTATAAAGGATGGTTTTAAAAACTTAATAGCACCATCAAAAACAGCCAAAAATATATTAGAATATTATTATAAAAATGCATGGAAGCCTCATGGAGGTTTAGCATTAACAAACACAGGTGGTATTGAACTTAAGGTTAATGATACTTACGAACTTGTTCAATATAGATTTACAGGAGAAATAATTCCACATACTAGCGAAATAGAATATGAAATTCTATCAAAGGATGATGATAAAGAAAATTATGATTACTATGGGGGAGTAAGGGCTTTTTTTAAAACAGAATCTGAAATAACATACTATTTAGATGAATTTATAAAAATATAAAAATTTTAATTTTTTTCTAAA